TTTGAGCCATGATCCGATGTAATCAGCGTGGCGTAGATCTCCCTGGATGCCGTAATCCTGGCATAGGAAAGCAGCTCCCAGCTCAGCGACCAGCTCCTCAAAAGCGTAAGCAGTATCAGCAAAACGCTTTCCTTTTGTACGATCTAAACGATGTTTAGCTCCGCTCCAGTGTGTGAGTTCGTGCAAAACAGTAGCGTAATAATTGCTCTCATCAATAAAAGTGTTTTTTGCTGGCATTGTGATGGAATCTTCACTAGGTCTATAAAATGCCTGGCTGCCGTTATGTTTGATGTTTGCTCCAGTTTTGAGGATGCGATCCTCAAGAGCTGGCACTGGATTGAAATCAGGCAGCACTGGTTTAGTTTGCTCAAATTCAATTCCTTCAACCTGGGCAGCATTAAACACTACATAAGATTTTAGGCAATGATAGATAGATTGCTCAATATTGCCGTTTTCAGGGTTTACAGTATCTTTAGCAATTGGAGAGTAGAAAACAATATGAGTGCCTTTTTCTTCTTTTTTGACTGATCCTCCTAGATCCTGCCATTGTTTGAAGGATGCCCAGTAAGGCATTGCAAAACCTGACATACCTAGAATTAAACGATTGATACCCTGGTATGGTTTCTTGCTAATGATGTTTTGATCTTCAGCGCTGCCCGCTTTCCAGGGTTTAATCCAGGGAGCTGCTCCGCTCTCCAATTCAGCAATGATGCGATCAGTAACCTGTTGATAGATTTTGTTTTCCATGATGTATAGCTCCTTGTAGTTAGGTTATGAGATTAGATCCCATAGATATGATTATACATAAATATAGAAATATGCAAACAATCAAACAATAATTTTTTCTATCGTTGTTTTAAAACCAATAGTCTGATACTATGGCGTTACAATAGTCTATATAGATATGATCTATAGTCTATATAGACCTATTAGCTATTTACTATAGTTTGTATAGGTGCTTAGTAGATAGTCATATATATAGGTATCAGGGTAAAATGAATAGGGGATAGATTAGCTACTCACCACGCTCTTTCGTTTTAGCTCTTTCTCAAGGGTATTCCCGCTAAAACATAGCGCTAAACCCTTAACATATATCTATAGACCTAAATTGGCAACCAGTAACCGATACCGATAGATCTAGACTGATTCAGACCAAGTGAATGGGTTTGAGTTAGGTGGAGTGCGTACCCCTCTCCGATTCCACCCCAAAAAAAATTTCAGTTTTCTAGCGCTTGCTTAACAATCACATTCTTAGAAAGATCAAAGCTATCTGAAGCGTTGGTGTAGATCAGACGCTGTACTACGCTGTTTTGATTGAAAATATTATGCGTAGTCCACATTGGACCAGTATCTACGCCTTCAATGTAGCTCACCGATTTAGATAACACGCCGATGTCAGTGACCGTATATTTGGCTTCTAAGGTGCATGGACACATCCCTGTAGGGTAGGTTGTAATGACTTTTAACCCCTGATTTGCTAGATCTCGTACCCGTTTTTCAAAGAATTGACGGGTATAGGAAGGAAGCTGCCCTGATTGGGGAGGGCTGTTGATGATGAGGTAATCAAACTCGTATCTGGAAGGAGCGGATAGCGCAGGGTAATCAAACAGTAAGTCCTCTACGCAAGCAATCGGATTGCCTACTTCCATCAGATCTGAGAGGTGGTCAAACCACGCTAGGTGAAACTGCGCCCATTTGCGCCTGAGAGAATGGTTGTGATAATAGTTTTCTCTCCCTATCCAGGCGTGAATACTAGAAGGAGGGATCGACAGATCTGCAAGCTCTATAGCAACACCCTCGCATAAGGGTTCTAACTGGCTGTGATACTGCGGTGAACAGTGGTGAGTGAAATCAAGGTGCGGTTCTTGCAATGCTACCTTGCGTAAGAAGTTAAGGTGAATAAGGTTATCACCTAGATGATATTCATTGTATGTGTGTATCATGATAGTGTATGATGAGCAAAGATATAAGGAGAACAGTATGAGTATAACAATTGAAAAAAATATTCCAATACCCCCTGAGAAAAAGCGCAATGTGTACCCATATAAGGTCATGGAAGTCGGAGAATCATTCTTTGTGCCAACGGGGAAGCTACAAATCGTCTGTAACGCCAACTATCGAGCTGGCAAACAGCTAAATCGCAAGTTCATAGCCAGAGTAGATAACGAGGGGGTAAGAGTATGGAGAACGGAATAAACGGCAACAGTGTGATCTCAGTAGCGCAGTACATTGAGAAAGCCGATGACCAAGCTAAGAAGATGTATATGCAGCGTATCTGGAACATGGATAAAGAAAAGATCTTCCATGAGCTGATGCGTGTCCACGCAGAATCCTCCCGCTTGCTCATGCAAGCTGAAAGTGAAATTGCTTACCTCAAGTCCTTGTTAGATGGACCAGAGGATGGCGATGCAAGACACTGATTGGGAAAAGCTATGTGCGGAAAGACAAATGTACAAGACCGAAATGATGCGTGCCTTGTCTTGCCGTACCAAAAAGCAAAAAGTAGCCCTAGTCAGTGAATGGAAAGAACGGTTTAGCCCAATGACCTATGCCAGCCTAATTGACCTGGCTAAAAACCATAGTGCTAGGCTAAAAGTAGCGTATTGGGATTTACCCAACTTTGAACTCAAAAAACTAGGTAAACACAATTGAAAACCGCAGCCGTAGTGACCGTAACCAATGGAAAGCGCATGGAGGAGCTAAAGCAATGTGCAGATTCCATAGCCAAGCAAACCTACCCCTGTACCCACTATATTTTTTGTGACGATGATTGGTATCAGTACGAAATGGTCAGCTCTTACTTTACCAACGCCAAAGTCTGTTTTTGGGATGGTAAGGTCGGTGGCAAGGATGTAGAGGGCAGACGGCTGTACGCTGCTTCCGCATTTTTAGTCAATGAAGATGTCACCTTCTTTTGCAATGACGATGATTGGTACAAACCAAACCATGTGCAATCCATTATGACCAAGATTGAAGAAGGTTATGATTGGGCGTATTGCCTTAGGTCAGTTTATGACAAGGAGGGCAACTATTTGCTTGACGATGACTGCGAAGCCCTAGGAGAGCTACACGACTGTTGGCAAGCGGATGGTCACCGCTTTGTTGATTGGTGTATGTGGGGTATGAAAACGCCTTTACTAAAAGCCCTAGCTAATGTCCTATCTCAACCTGGGTGGGGTGGAGATCGCAAGTTTTATGAGGTAGCTCGGCAAGCCTTTCAAAACTTTACTTGGTCAGGGGAGCGTACCTTTTGCTTTCGGCTAGGTGGCAACGAATATTCCGTTACTAAAGATTTCTTTGAAAAAGGAAACTACACTATGTTGGGTAAGTACAACGGAAAACTACCTTGGATCAAAAATGAAGAACTTTAATCTTCAACACTTTTACCACTTTTGTAAGCAGCTCAAGATTGAAACTAAAGAGCAAGGCTTACGAAAGATGGATAACCTCTTAGGTACTCAAACCTATGTCATGCAAGAAATCACAAAGGGATTGGAGAATGATTGCCATTTCTTTGTCATATTGAAAGGAAGGCAACTTGGCATCACTACAATTTCACTCGCACTCGATCTCTATTGGCACTTCATGCACCCAGGGCTTCAGGGAACACTTACAACGGACACGGAAGAAAACAGGGATATGTTCAGGACAACCCTTGCCATGTATATGGATGGTTTGCCCAAAGAGTTCAAAATCCCGATCCTTGCTCACAACCGAAATCAGCTTTCCCTCAAGAATCGCAGCCGTATCTTTTATCAAGTCGCTGGACTTAGAGCTAAAGGAAGTCTTGGTCGTGGCAAGGCTATTACATACCTACACGGAACTGAAACATCCTCGTGGGGAGATGAAGAAGGACTAGCTTCCCTCTTGGCTTCTCTTGCGGAAACCAACCCTGACCGTCTATACACTTTTGAATCGACAGCTCGTGGTTTCAATATGTTTCACGATATGTACACCACCGCTAAACGGGCTAGAACCCAGAGAGCGATTTTCTGTGGCTGGTGGCGTAATGAGTTGTACTCCCTTGATCCTGAAGGACAGACCTACAAAGTCTATTGGGATGGCAAGCTCACTGGTGAAGAAAAAGAGTGGACTAGAGATATTAAGAAGCTATATGGCGTAGAGATCAATTCTCGTCAGATAGCATGGTGGCGTTGGAAACTATACGAGGGTATCAAAGACGATAGCCTGATGTATCAAGAGTTTCCACCTACTGAGGACTATGCCTTTGTGATGACAGGCACATCCTTCTTTTCTAATGCACGGTGTACCGATGCCGTCAAACGATTAAAGAAAGTACCCTATGATTCCTACCGCTATAGTTTCGGAGTTAATTTCCAAGACACGGAAGTACTTAAATCTACAGAGCGACTTGCCACCCTCAAGGTATGGGAAGAACCTGTTGATACTGCTTATTATGTTATTGGCGCTGATCCAGCTTACGGAAGTAGTGATTGGGCTGATCGTTTTTGTATCCAAGTACTAAGGGTTTACGCTGATGGGTTAGAGCAGGTAGCCACCTTTGCCACCTCTGAAATGAACACCTATCAGTTTGCTTGGGTGATTGCCCACCTTGCTGGTGCTTACAAAAACTCCACATTGAACTTGGAGATCAATGGTCCAGGTCAGGCGGTCATCAATGAGCTGCGTAATCTCAAGCGTCAGGCTGCTGCAATGGGTACAGCGTTGGGTAAAGACCTCATGGATGTGTACGGCAATATGCAAAACTACATCTGGCGCAGAAATGACACCATTGGTGGGCTATCTAACTCGATTGGCTGGATGACTACCGCAGCGACTAAAGAGCGGATGCTCACCTACATGAAGGATTACTTTGAGCGTGGGATGTTAGACATCTGGGATATGGACACCATTGAGGAGATGAAAACCACTATCCGTGATGGTAGCTCTATCGAAGCGTCAGGTCGCAACAAGGATGATCGGGTAATTGCTACTGCCCTAGCTTGCGCTGCGTATGCTGAACAAGTGCAACCAAGGCTAATAGCCCAGAAGCTAACCCGCAAAGTATCCCGTGTCCAGGATGACTTTACCCCTGAACAGCTTACAGTAGGGCGTAATGTATCGGATTACCTTAAAAGAATAGGCGTATATGGCAACTCAACTGGAAATCCATCCTAGATCAGAGCTAAGACGCATCATTAAACGGTTTTTAAAGGATAAAGAGCGTGGTATCAGTATTCCACTCTTTGCTGACTTGGCTGGATTGTCTGTAGCCCATATTCGGGATGTTTTTATCAATGAAAGCGAACCCATGACGGAATATGTGCAAAGACGGGTATCTAAAGCCTATCAAGAGTGGATTCGGGGTGAAGTAGCCATCATGCAGAACCGTGATCGAACTTTATTCGTTCAATATCGCAAAGAAGCAAAGCCTGTGTTGCAAAAATCATCTAAATTGACATTGGTTAATGGTGAGATTAAGATTAACATGGGTATTAAACCAAAGTATGATTATTCAGATTTAACACTTGACGAGCAATTGAAGGGGAGATAACAATGGCAGTAGTAAATGATTACAAATGTCCGAAGCATGGGTATTTTGAATCCCGTAAACCACAATGTCCAATGAAGGATTGTCATGAAGAAGTTATGGTCGTATTTTTGCAAGCTCCTAACCTTATCAGCAACAAAACCAAG